TGTTGCTGATGCGTTGTAGCCACCAGATGCACCTGCAGGTTTGTAATACTGGCCCCAACGTTCCATGTCATATGGTTGCCCATCTACACTGGCTTCAAACATTTCTTTGATAACCTTGAGTTCAACTTCACCGGGTTTCTTGGGTAAGAAACTGTTGAGATCAAACAAGCCATATTTTTCAATAGCGGCCAATTCATCTGTAGTTAATACGCTTTCTTTACGACTCCATTTGCTGGTGCTGTAATCGGCATAACCACCTTTGGTAGTTTTAGTAACTTGGAAGTCCAGACCACGTTCATAATCTGTGGGCATTTCTTCCATCTCTGCATCCATTAATGCACTCTTAACCAAACCAAAAATGCTTGGGCTAATAATGAATCTACGGATAGGATTTTCTGGAGTTTCTTCTCCCAACGGATCTTTACGAACAAATCCTTGGAAAACATAACTACGTTTCTTCCAATATTTGCGACCCATTTCTTTCAAACTTTCATCCTTGAACCAAGGACGTACTTCTGTAAGTATTGGACAGGTTTCATTCCACATTTCCATACAAGGTACTTGAATCCAAGTAGGCTTGCTTTCTGGTTGTCCCTTGATACCAGCAAACGGCAATTTGATCATTGCACGTTCTACCCAAAAGAAAGAATTCTTAGGGTCACTGTCTGGGAGGAAACGGATTGTTGTGGTAGCACCTTCTGGGATATTCCAGTGAGCGTAAATTCCTTTATCGCCTGTGCCCTGAGTTTTTGTGTCTTGCTGTTGAAGCCTTGCTCTGATTTCTGCTAATGATGTTGCCATAGTAATTTCTCCTTTGCCTATAAATTTGCCTATGTTGCGTTGCCTGTAATACATGCCTATTGCACATACTACCCCTGTAGTATATGCTACATCTATTTAGCAAGTCAAGAGAAATTCAAAACTTTTTTATCAGTTTAGGCTGCAGGTGGTGCTACTGGTGCAGGTGGTGCTACTGGTGCAGGTGGTGCTACTGGTGCTACTGGTGCTACTGGTGCTGGTGTCGCTGGTGCAGGAGTTGCAGGTTCTGGTGATTTAATTTGAGGATATTTTTTCAATATTAGATCAATTTTACTAACATAAGTTTTTCCAGCATCAGAAGTTTTAAGTTGGTTCAATAAATTGGCCATATTTGCCAATTCATCATCGTCTGCTTTCATACTTTGTGGTTTGGCCGCAAGTTGCAACAGTCTGTTTATAATTAATGGTCTTGCATCAAAGTCTGGCTGGTTATCTGCTTTGGATGCCAATGCATCAAATAACTCATCATCACCAAATAAGTCACCCAATGCATTGGTGGCATTGTCAGAATCTGGACCTAGTTCCAATGGAGCAGACATTAATTGGATAAATTCGTCAACTTGTTTTTTGCTAAGTGGTAACTCCCAGGTACCTTCATCCAGCTGTGCTTCCGCCACACCTTGTTCAACTATGCTATGATTTTTTTTTACGATGTCTTTGATTTCTTTAACATAGCTACGAACTAATTTGCCGGCCATCTCGCGATTTGTTTTGTTGGCAGTATCCCAGTTTTCCATAACATGTCTAGCAAACTTGGCTATTACTTTATCAGATTCAGATAATTTAGTACTGATGTTTTCCAACATCTTGATCATAAATGCATTCTTGTCAGTAAACTCCAACAATCCCAACATGTCACGATCAGATTCATTTAATCCAAATCTGGCGGTACCGGTTTCAAATTGTGCAATCTGGTTGGCTACTTGTGCGGCTTCGCGAATTGTGGCAGCATATGCTTTGGCAATGTGTGGGATCGCTTGTTCCATTCTTTGATCAAAATACTTTTGGATAAAGCGTTCTTTGAGATCTTCAGTCATCTCATCTAGCTGTTCGGCAGCAGAGCTTTCTTCAAAACTTTCCATATATTTGGTATAGCCACGTTGTCCTTTGAGACGATGTAGTGTTTCACGTAGCGTGTTGTAATACTCTACTGCTGATTCCACCATCTGTGTCGTAGTAGCATCTTCAAATTGTCTACGTTTGCTGGACATCACAAAGTAACGCAGATCTTTTAATTCGTTAATGGATTCATTTACATGTTTGGCAAATGCATCATTGTGAGCACCACCATTGCTGACATGGCGAGCAATAACTCTGCCAGCCAATAGATTGTTGCTTTCTAATTTAAAACGTTCACCTTCATTGTTTTCAATGAAAATCTTTTCAATGTTTCTGCTACGAGCACCATGAATATTCTCGTCAACCTGTGTGCTGTGTTTGACAATTAGTTTAACCGGACCCATTTTCTGATAACTGCTTTTGGTTGATCCGTATAGCTTGCTTTCAGCAATATCTTTAACTGTGGAATCTTTGGAATACGTTTTAGCAAATGTCTTGATATCGCGCAATGCTAGACTGGATTTGCCAATGTCTCTAGCGTCAAAAGTTAGTAAGTTTCTCATAGCAAAATTCCTTAATCCTTTTAAAAATGCATACCAATCCTTGGAATCAAGGTCTGGATTATTTGTTATATTTTTACTATAAAATACTTTCAACCCCTTCTTGTCAGCAACAGTAATAGTAATGTTACCAAAACTTTCTTTGCGTTGTTTGTAGTCAAAGTTAAAAAACCTGGCTTCTGCAGGGTCTACTGTATCGTTGGCTTCTTCATCGCCCATGTTGATATCTTCAGAACGAGCTCTGAGCTTTTCAAAAAGGTCGGTACTGATTTGTTCTATAGGTTTCATATCAAGTATTTATACCAATTACATTATTATAAAGGGCATTGGCATACGTGTGGGTTCGTCACTGCCATTACGCATTTTATCATCTAGATTGGCGTCGTAACTCTGTAAAAATGCTATCATTCTAACTACTAATACAGTGGCCATTACTAAATCATCTGTTTGCCCAGTTAGTGCTTTGTATGTAGTACCACTGGAAATGAAGTTTTTAAGCTCTGATATCAGTGGTTTACTTTTGATCACTAGTTTGTCTGTTTCTACAAAATTCTTAAGTTTAGCACAGGCACTTAGTTTACTTGAGTGTGTAGTTGAAAACCCTTTGCGATGTTTTCGTACATTACCCAGTCTATGCGGCTCGCTTAACATTGTGCCTGGTATGTTTTCCTCGCCATACTCACGTAAACTAACTAATCCTGCTTCACCAATTGTGTTATTTTCTAAACTGTAATATATTTGCTCGTTGGTTTTAACTGTTTCTGCAATAAGAGTTATAATCTCTGCTAAAATTTTAATTTGCTGTTCCACCGGTGTTTTATTATGACACCATTCTGCTACTTGTTCACAACTGGGCAATTCAAATACTTCTATTGCAGCAGGATCACCACCAGTACCAATACTGGGATCTAATGCCACTATATAAGTGGATTTGGGATCTATCTCCTTATACCAGCGTACCTGTCCTTGCTTGTTAATAGGACTAACACCTTCCATACGTGTTAGTTTTAATGGATCAATCAGTGTTTCATCATCACGAATAAATTCGCAATCCATTTCACGGCGGAAACGTTCTTCACCCAATTGGCCACGTTGCTCACTTGCCCAGTTCTCATCACGATCCGGATGCTCATTCCAGTATGCTCTGAATGATTTAAATCCGTTTCGTCCAACATCAGTTTCGTTACCAAATTCATCCAGGCACTGATTGGCACCCTGCCAAAGTTGTGCAAACTGATCTTCGTCACTGTTTGGAGTACTGGTTATAATGGCTTTACCACCAGTTGCCAATGTGGGGCTAATACTGGTCCAAAACTCACGAGCAATCGTTGGTCGCACAAAACTAAACTCATCGCAATACAGCAATGTTATGGACATACCACGACCAGTATTTTCTGTAGTTGCTTGACTAACTATACGGCTACCATTTTCAAACTCTATACTGCCTTTGTTGTAACTGGTGACGCCAGCACGTATATGATCTGGACAATCTTCGTATGCATAACGTACACGTTGCATAATTTCTTGAGCACCACTATACTTGTGTGCCGCCACTAATATAGTTGCGTCAGGTACAAACATGGCATACCATAACAAGTATCCAGCGGCTGTTGCTGTTTTGCCCATTTGTCGAGGTAACATATTGATGTTAAATCGATAGTTGTGGTAGGTTGCAATTAGCCTGACTTGGAATCCGTAAGGCTGATACAATAATTTGCCTTGCATGGGATGTTGTATATAGAAGAAGTGAGTTAAGAAATATAATGGACCAGTAACTGGGTCAGCACACTGGGCAAACTCACGCATTTGTTGTTCGGTATAGTTCTCTTGCCGATTTGGTCGTTTTATTAACGATCCGTCTTGTGATGACATTATATGGGTTTCTCGCCTGTCAGGTATGGTTTGGCAAACCAAAGTTTAAACCATTCTGGAGTACCTGGTCTTATATCGTGTTTACGTTGTAGGTCGGCTTTTTCTTGTCCAGTAATACTGACATTGCTACCCATGCTGTATGGTTGCCAATTTGGTTTATTAGTTATTCCAGCTAGGACTTTGAGTTCCTGTAATGGATCATATTCATTCATAGAAGTATTTAACTACCACAACATAGCTTTATTTAATTTGTTTAGCTTTGGCTAATAAAGCAATTAACTGTGGGCCCAATGTGGGATCTTTTAATAAATTAGCTATGTCGTCAATTGCTGGTGACAATGCTTGTGCTGTTGCTGGAGTAGATGTTCCGTTACCAGCCGCAGCCAATGATTTCACCAACGCAGCCGGATTGGCACCAACAACAGAAGCCAATTTGCCACTCTGAGTTTTCTGAATTTGTGCCTTTTTAACTTCAATTGGGTCTGGCACCGCACCTGGCGCTGTAGCACCAGGAACTACTGAAGCCGCTTCACCAATGTTGGGATCAATCCCTCTGGAACCTCTTCCACCTTTTTTACGTATAGCGGCAAGTTCATCCAATCCATGTTTAATTTGTTCAACATTCATTGCTAGTTCACCAAATTGGCGAGCAATACTTTCCCAACCAATGGCACTGCCATTTTCAGCTCGTTTTGCTAACTCTTTAAATTGTGCGGCGGCTCTGGCCATACGGTATTGTAGTTTGGCAGGATTGGCACCTTGATGATTGTGGATCATGGGATTCATAGGCTCTGCTGGATCCATTTCAATCGGCGCTTCTGTCACACCTTGAGATCTATTAGTACCTATAGTAACCGCTGGCGCTCTCATTCGCATTTTATCGTTGGATGCTTGCACCACACTATCAAAAGTTAAATTAAATACTCTATTGCCATCTTTATCTATTGTTTCATCTCCCAAAACATATCTGCCATTGGCAATAAGATTTGCAGTCATTGCCGCTTTGGAACTTAACGGAACACCCGGAAGTAGAGTAGTACCTTCACCACCTTTATAAGTTCTAATAGTGCTGGGTTTAAACCCCTCGTCTCGCATTATTTCAGGATATTCCATTATCTCGGCACCCGCCAACACTAACTGTGGACCAGGGTTAATTTTGGCATAGAAAGTATCTGTGCTTAGTTCTAATATATCCTTTGCAAACTCAACATTAAAATCCAATGTAGCGTATCCGCTAACTTTAGTAGCTACATCAATTTCCTTATCAATTTCTAATTTTAAATTATTAACTGCTTCTTCTGGATTCTGACCTTTGGCTTTAAATGTTGCTTGCAATGTTCTTGGATTTTCAGCAACCGCAATAAAGTATAAATTTTTAAACTTCTGTTTGCTTACATAAACATTATATCTTTTGTGTGAGCTTAAATTTTTATATAGATTATTAGCTTTATAACCTGACAATTCATTTAATAAGCCTGTTACCACAGCAGGCTCCTGGAAGTTTTCAAACTCTTTTAGATAATCCTGTCCGGATGGTGCAGGGGTTACACTCTCACCACCAACCATTTTACTACGTGACGCTTTAGCTGAGTCTTTTCCAGCCCAATAACCCGGAAACTTCTTTGGTGCTTTTCTGGGTTTAACTGCGGCAACTTCTGACAGGTGTTTTCTAAATGATTTCATTTTATTTTCTTCTACGTGTTATAGTACCCGGACCGCCATTGGCAAATCCGTTACCAGCACCCATACTTGTTGCCACACTGCCTGTACCCATGCCACCAGCATCTTCTTTAGCTACATTTTTAGCAAATTGTGCCATATGGCGTAGATGTGGATCTGCGCTATGTATAGCTTGGGCTATTCTGGATTTAGGAATCGTTTCATCTTGTGGTACATGTAATGCGTTGTGTAAATCGCCTTTGGTCTTGGGATTCACTGCCTTTTGTATCCATTTTTCACCTTCCGCCATAACGTCATCTTCGGATTCCATATAGTTCCAGACAGTAACCAGCATAGATTTAGCCACAGCAATCTTTTCTTGACACCATTCAGGCAAATTATCACCAGTGTCAATCAAGTCATCTAGTCCGTCCACGGCACGGCGCAGGGTGCTAAGATTGTTGTCTGCCATACCTGCTTCGTCATCATATTCTGGATTGTATTCTTCCGCCACACCTTTCTTATTCAACGCATCAATCGCGGCTTTTTTATGTTCAGGTGATGCGTCGCTCATTGCGATATCTTTAATTATCTTGGCAGTGCCAACCATGTTGTCCGTGGGTTCAAATTTTCCCAGGCCCTTTTCATATTCTTTACGCTTGGCTGCAACTTGTTTGGCGTGAGCCGAGCGTGGTTCTTTACTACCACCTGCCCAGCCATAAGTTGTACGGAATTTCTTTACTTCTTGTACTTTTTTCTTACGATAGGTATCGTGAAATGCTTCTGACGAACTAACAGTAAATCCCTCATGTGATGCTACATATTTTTTAGCACCTTCACGTGTTTTGAATTTTCTTGCCTCTGTACCGTTTTTATGTGCTATCCATGCACCAAGTGGATCAGCTTTGGCTTCTGCCACACCTTTGCTAAATTTTTTAGCTAACTTGGCTGCAGCCAAGTTAGCCCCGGCATTACGCTTGTCAGATATAGCTGCATATTTTTCTGCCTTCTCTTGGTCGTCCCATGATCTATCAGCAGATGCGCCACCCTTGTTATATTTGTCAAATGCCTTCTCTTGATGCTTAACTGATAGTTCAGCATTCCTGCGCGCAGATTTTTCTGCTTTTTTACCGTAAGATGATAATGCATCTGTGCTTAACTCGTTTAATGAGCCTTCCGCCACACCCGGCTTCTTTTCTTTATTAGCCTTTTCCTGCTCAGCTTTTTCCTGCTCAGCCTTTTCTCTTGCTTCAGCCTCTCGTTTCGCTTTAGCACGTTTAAGTATTAGTTGACCATATCTTTGCATCGTGTTTGAAGCTTCCGCCACACCTTGCTGACCTTTAATTGCTTGTAACAATGCTCTAGCAACTACACGATCTTTTTCCTGTTCATCATCTGGCAACTGTGCATACTCAATATTCATCAACTTGGCTCGTTGTTGTAGTTTTGCTTCTAATTTGCCAGCTGCCTTTAATTTTTCTGTATCGTCAAATTGATCAGGATTTTGAACAAATGCTCGAGCAGTAACATTCCAACCTTTGTGTATGGCATCGCTAATTTGTTCTATGTCGGTAACGCCCTTGTCAATCATCTGTTTAGCATAAGCAGCCGACTTTAAGTTAGCCTGCCAGCCAAACGTATTACCAGGTGTACTACGACCATAATGATAAGCATTATCTAATGCTTCGTCACTGACGGTGGCCAGCTCTGGGACTGACATTTGTTTAACCGGCTTTGCCATCTGATCTGGACTAACAGGATTGTTTCTTAAATAATCCCTAGTTGGATTTCTAGTTTTAGATGCTTCTGCTAGTTTTGTGTTATGAAAATCGGCAAACTTCATTGGAGTATCCTTTATCTTTATTTAGTAAAATTACCGATTGAATCTAGTGTAATCGGTATTTGGTTCAATGTTGCATCGCGCAATTGAAACATCTCTTGTCTGCCTGCGCTGATCCAAACTTTATGTTTTCCTGCTGGTAAATTTAACAACAAGTTCTCAGTAATATATGTTTTAGTATGATCCCAGATAAAAGTTCGTTCTGTGATCAAATCAGAATTAATATACAAACGATATATTGGTGTTAATGCAGAATCGGCACAATGTACATTAACTGTTAACTTGTCTTCCATATTATTTTTTAGCTACAGGTTTGACTGGCTTGACAGGTTTGACTGGTAATACTGGTGCAATTGGTTCATCAGCAATACCCATGCCATCACGTGTGGCTTGATACAATGTTTTGCCACCCACTTTAATGTTTGGTCCTACTCCTGTGGCTTTCTGAAATCCGGCTTCATCTCCAGCAGTGGCCAATTTACGTGCTAGCGACCCGCTAATCCCAGCTAACCCACCCGCATCAGGATCACGGTCACCGCTACTAACAAATGTTAGATGAACGTGTTCCCGTCCTGTAGGACCACGAGCATTGTCTGTTGTGCGAACTGATCCACTATTCCATCCAGTTAATAACTTTTCAATACTGCCAGCACTATTACCCAAACGGTCACTGCCACCAATAAAAGCTATATTGCGGAAGCCTTTGTCGTACAACCAATTTGCGGCATAGATAGGACCTTGCACTGGGTCAGACACAATACGGGCCGCATACTTGGGATATATTGCTTTGATAAAGGCTGCTTTGGTTGCTGGATCTAACGGATCATCCGGTGCTTTGTTACTATTACTTAAGAATATATAACTGTTCTTTCCACCTGTTGCCACTGTTTTGGCCATAACTAAATTATGACCCAGAGTGGGTGGATTCATACGTCCAAAACAAAATGCGGCCAATGGCATCTTCTGCTTGGCTGCTACCTCGTCGTCGGATACACGATGTTTAGCAAAGTTTGCTTTACTAAATCCCAGTCGATCAATTAGTTTTAATTTATCTCGGCCAGCACCAAATACATATCCTTCATGTGCAGTTGCACCATCTGTGATGGCAATAATTTCACTATTTTGTTGCTGTGTGTCTATCTGTTGTTTAATATGTAGTTTTAAATCTGTTACTGAGGCCCACATACTCCACAATCCCAATAATCCTGGAGCACCACCATCTTCTTGATATAACCAACCATCATTGTTTGCCCCCAAAAACTTTGCTGTTACTACTTTATTATCAGCGAATCGTTCACGTAGGAAATTTAAAAAGCGTGGTACAATGTCTGCACTTATATCATTCTCTTCCAACATACGTGTAATAAACGGGCTCATTGCTGTTATAATACTCTTGCCCTTCATGGCAGTTACATCTGCCATAAATTTAGTTACTGCTTTCTTATGCTGTTTAATTACTGCGTCAGCTTCACCCAACACTCGTTTATCAACGGCAACTTTGGGCTTCTCGGTCATTTCTCCAACTAGGAAAGTGATACCAGCTTTTTCTTTAAGACCCCGTAATCCCACCAGCGGAACATCGCCCTGGCCTAACCCATTGATAAAGGTATGTACTGCTATACCACCAGCACTCTTGGTAATTTTGTCACCAAGTGGACTATCAATTTTAACTTTGTATTCTACAGTATTGGGTTTAAAGACATAGAATCCATCTTTGGTAGCGGGAGTATGTGACCACATTAAGTCACCCATCCAATATTGATCCTTGACCATGGGTACTATTTTCTCTAGCAGTGGGCGTATAATACCTTCTTTGTCCCATAGATCATTGCGATTAGATCCACGTTGCTCGTCATAGGCAGCAATACTCATAAACTCCATCTTGCCCTTGGAGACTTTGTCGTACATGTGTTTGTCTACAAATACTATTTGTCCTGCGGCATCACGACCAAATACCACTGCTGGGAATCCATCCCATTTAACAGTTACCGTATCGGTATTTTTACCCAGACCTTTTAACTCAGCAACAGCACGTTCAGCACCAGCGGCACCATCGTCAATAATCAAATCTTCAACGTGAGTAATACCTTCGGTTAGTACCTTGGGGGCGGTGTGTAGTGGAAATTTATCCGACTGGTTAAAAATCTCAAATAATCTCATTTTACTTTGTCCAATATACTTCTAAACCAGTCTGATGTTCCTTCTTGAACCGGAACTGGATAAAATTGTTTTACTGCATCCCATTTTTTAGGATATTTTTGCAAGGCATTTTTGATACCGGTTAGACTGGATATATCACGAGCTTTAGCTTCTGGCCCAATTAATATTTTTGCTATTTGATCTTTATCGATAGCCACAACCTTTCCAGTTGTTCTATCTACCAGTCCATTGTCAGGACTAAATTGTAAACTACCCTTGACATCTCCAGTTTTGGGATCAGTAAATTGTTGTGGACTACTCACTTTGGTCAGTGCCGCATATAGGTCGTTCCACAAATCTCCACCACGCATATTTTGATCCAAACTAAAATCGTGTGTATGTAGCATCCAGGCTGACCGTGGCCGTACGATTAAATCTACCGAGTAGTGTTTGCCACCAGCAGTATATTCCATTGTCAATGTGCCAGGATCCGTTGGTAAGCCATTTTGTGTCATAAAAGCAGCCAATGCTGCCTTGCTGGCTTTCATTTGCAACCCAGCTTTTTTGGCTGGATCTGCCATGGCATTGTCTATTGCTTTGGGGCCTAAGGGTTTGACTGATGCGGCATTCCACTGTGCTATATCTGCTGGGAATTTTTTAACTAACTCTTGTGGATCAATCATGATATCCACATCGCCAGAATCCTGTCTTAGTGT